ATTACCCTTGGAAGGAAAGCGAACCACAGCCTGCACGTTATCAGGTTTTGATTGTAGAAGACCTACGCTTGAGCTTGAACTTGACCATGTCTCCCCATCGTTTTGTCCTGACAGCCTCCATGTGTTGTTAGCGGGAGGCGTATAGGTATTGTCGTTTGATGCGGCAAGAATAAAGTATGTATCATGAAAGGTTAAATACCCTGGAGTGAAGTTCAAAGGTATTGCCTGAAAAACGGAAGATAATGTGGGATCGTACAAATAGAAAGCGGTTCCGTCGGAAATTCCTATCTGTGGCTTGTTATTTTCTGCAATATAAACGACACCTGTCTGGGTTTGCAGCGTGCCAATTTTAAAGACCTGAAAGAAAGTAACTTTTTCCTGAATTTGCGAATATTGTATACTCACAAGGAATACATTGCTGCCCTCAACTACGACTAACTGTCCGAATTTAGTGCTTGTAAAGATAGCGCGACCTTCAATGGCATTCAAAAAGTTTTCGGCTGTAATTCCTATGGAGTATCCTGAGTACGGAACCATGAATTTATCAGACATAAACATATTATAGGTTTTTTCAATGCTGATTTTCGGATAACGTCCGAATATGCTTGAGCCTACAATGTTTACTGGGAATTGTCTGAAATTCTGGCCGCGAGCAACCATTAATTTATCCTTAAATTAATTTTACAGCATGTAATATCAATCCGGTTACCGACGTTACTACCGTTCCTATTATCCATGTAAAATGATTTTTTATCATTTCCTGATGCGATTTATTTTTCTTTTCAATAGCATCCAGTACCTTTTCTATTTGCCTTAATCTTATTTCATGGTCAATTAAGTTGGGTCTGTCGCTCATGTTAACCATCCTTGGTTTATGGGGTTAATCTAAACTACATTATCCATTTAAATCCATGCGCCATGAGACTAAGTAATCCTATGAATCCTGTTCCCATAATACCTAACATCCATTTTTGATTTGATTTTATTTCATCTAAAATCTTGAAAAGATGATTTTGATTATTTTTTAATAACTCTATATCTAATTCTTGTTTTGTATAAAGCTTTTCATTATTCATGGTTAACTCCGGTTGAATCATCCATGACGTGCTTGTGTTTTTCTATATTAGTCCAAAGGCATGCAAACTTACAGGTAATGCTATACCTACAATAATTGTACCTAAAATCCAATAGCCTACTTTTTTAATGTCATTAGTTGTTTTTTCAAGCAATTGTATCTTTATATCATGTACAAATGCTCTGTCTTTTTCTTCTAGCAATTTAATACGTACAGCATGGTCAATATATTCTTGTTGTGTCATTGAATAACTCCGATTGAATCATCCATGACGTGCTTGTGTTTCTCTAGGTAGCTTATCGCGTTTTTAAGTAGCTGGATATCGTCCTCGGCATAACCAATTATTAAGTTACATCCATAACAAATTAAATCTCTAACTTTTCCTGTTTTATGATTATGGTCTATAGAGAGTTGTGTTAATTTCTCTTGTTTCCCTAGTTTTCTTTTCTCTTCTTGATTACACATGGCGCATTTATCATTAGATAATTTAATCATTTCAATATAATCATCATAAGATAAACCATATTTTCTAGCCGTTCTTCTTGCCTGATATTGAACAAAATTTAAATGATTATATTTTCTACCATACTCTTTATATCTTTCTGGATTTTCTTTCCTATCTTGCCTTGTCCATTCTTCTCGTCGTTGTTTCGTTAAAGCATTATATTTTTTATTTTTTTCTTTGACTTTTTCTTTGTTCTTTAAATTATAATTTCGTCTGTATTCATTAAAACATTCATTGCATCTTAATTGTTTATTTTTTCCTATCTCTTTTTTTTCAATATTATGTTTTTCACATATTTTTGTTTTGTCCAAATAGCCTCGCTAATAGATATAAAATCATACAAATTGTTAAGAATTTCTCCACCCATGACCAATATTGACGTCTCCCCAATTGAATCCTGTGAGATTATCAGATAATAAAATTGACACTTTTTTGTTTGTCAAATCAGGAGGAGATTCATACATTAACTTTCTTTGATATGATATTAATATCTTTTCTGATTCCGGGTTAAATAGTATACCATATTCACTGCAATAGTATCTAGCAAGAGCATATCTTAAATATTCTATATATGCCGTGTCATAACCCTGATTACTATTATTTATAAACGTATAAGGAGTATAATTTGGTGTGTTATTTGGATTTGTGAAAGTGTCTGTAATATTTGTTAAATCTGTTTGAAGTGTTACATCGGTCAGAAATATTTTTGCTTGCATTTTAATGGGGTAAGCTTGGTCTGGCTTAAAATACATGGCAAATATGCCACCGCCCAATCCCCTATTATAATTCCATGAAAAAGGTAATGTGCTTATATTATCAACCCTTGATGAACCGTAATAATTTGTTCTACTTGTTGAAACCATGGGATAGCGAACGACATCCAAATTAAAGGTCGATGATTCAACAGCAGCAACATAAGGTAAAAAATAAAATTCCTGTGTTGGCACGGCATTGAATGTGATGTATTGCCAATAAGGTATAAGGTCGGTTTCTATCTGCTTAAAATTTAATAAATCATTAAGCATATTTAATCCGTCAAATATTTGGTCACCAGTCGGAACCTGAAGGTTCCTGGCAACAATACCTGATAAAAACCAGGAGCGAGTTATTAAATCCTGCGCAGTATAGGGCATAACAACTCACTCCTTATGTTATTAAACTAAGGCTGGATAAGCGCTATTAGAAACACCCGCCCATTCAACGACTGACACGCTAACAGCATCAGAGCCAGACGTAACCTTGTAATCAATTTCTGGCTTAGAAGAACCAACACCCGCTATTACCTGAATGTATTGGCTTTGAGCAATACCCGCTGTAATTCCAGTAATTGTTGGCAATCCACCTGTAGCCGCTGAACCTGTCGGTCTAAACTGCACCACATCACCTACTGCCGCAGGAGTAAACGTTACTAACAATGTAACGATTATGTTCTGGAGGGTAGTTGTAGGAATCGCGCTGTTAGTAGTTAAGTCAATTGCCGTGAAGGTTGTAGCTGCGCCACCCGATAAAACGGAAATTGCTGGAGAATTGTAATAAGTCAACAATCCTGCAATATTTTGGGGTTTGTTAGTTGCGTACACGAAATGACTAGAGCCATCAGTTGCCCAGAACCCAATCAATCGATATGAGTCATAACCTTGAGGCAATGTTGGAGCTATATTGCTGGTTAAGCTCAATACGGCAGCGGTGTTTTGATAATTACGAGAATCACCAATTAGATAAACGGCATATTGAGTACTGGCAGCAATTGTCCCAGTGTCTAAGGCATTCACACCATTAAGAGCAGAATTGATGAATAATCCAGGCTGATATCCATTGAATAAAGCAGGTGGATTATCAATACCGAAGTAGTTTTGAAGTCCTACAACCATATCAATACTGTTTGTTGAATCTCTCGCAGCTCCAGGAGCTACACAAATCACTGTCGCAGCGGTAGGGGTAGCGGCTGATAATTGTAAACCTTGAACATACAAATGCGGTAAGGCATAAATGGTTTCATTTTGAATTTGAGCTGTAGCCATTTTCATAATCCTCTTAAAATGAGTTAAATGAGGGCATACGCCCTCACCGACAATTAACCTTGAGATAACGGAATGACGTAGCGCATTGAGTATTCAGGAACAATCACTGAGCCGTGCGTTTCGTCATAAATCATGCCTGTCTCGTTTTGACCGAACAGAGAACCGTAGGTCAAACGCATAGACACACCAGTATCATCGTCATACTCATTTGCAGTGTCGTAAGGACTTTGTTCTGGTAACTGAGGCATAGCCAAATAGAACGCATCACCACCCAAAATACCGCCGCATCGGTGAGACTGAACGCCAAGAATTTGCATTCCAGCCGCGATTGGATTATTCAGGTTTTGATTTTGGCCACCAGCCCAATTTAATGCAGGAGTGATGTTAATGGTAACAACGCCAGCGGAGTTGGCAGCAGCGTTAGCCGTCGCACGAAATTGAACCTGATTAGCGCTTGGGAAATGACCAATGAAGGTTAAATAGCGCATGTTTGGCTGACCAGAAACACCGTCTTGGAAGCTGAATAAGTCGCCAGAGAACACAGCGTTCGCATCACTGGCGGTAGCGCCACTTACCGTTATTTGAGTGACGTTTTGTCCTGTAGGGTCATTAGTGCTGACTACAGTCAAGGTTTGTTGGTTAACACCAGTATCTCCAGATACATGGATTGGCATTAAGTTTGACTGGTAGTAACTTACTAATGGAGTACCGAAATCCCCAATTTCCCAAGACATTGCGATGTCATCGTTTCGATGAGGAACAAATTGGTTTAGACCATTACCCACAACAGCAGGAACCACAGTATCAGGAAGGTAAACCTTAATACCCTCGGCGACAGAGCCGTAGTTCTTGAAGAACATGATGGCTTGCGCTAATTGTTGGTATGAAGTTAATGCTGTAGAACCATTGCCGAAGTAACGATATGGGCCTGAAAAAGTGTTTAGAGTGCCATCTAATTGACTGGTTACAGCAGACGCCCAGTTAAGAGCAACGTTGCCTTCGACTTGAGTTGCCAATTCAGCAATAAAGCTCTTTCCGAACACACGCATATAATCTTCTTCGCCTTTTTCCAAATTGAAGATACGTTGTTGGGAGGTAACAGCGAATGAACTGTTGTTGGCTTGGTCGCACACCAATTGTTGTACGCGCTGAACAGCTGGCTGGAATGATGCAACAAGCCCAGCAGTAGTGGTCGCACGTGGTGGCAAATCAAAGGTCACTGTAGAACCTAAATTGGCCTGAATTTTGTCGAAATCTTTAAATTTTGTATTCGCTGTACTAATGTGACAGCATAAGTTTTGTAACAGTGCCAGACCTGACCTCTGATAGGTTTGTACGGTCTGTAAAATATTATTGGGGAAAACAGCCATGTTAGTAACTCCTAACTTTAATCCATTAAGTTAGGACTCAGGAAATAGAATACCTGCCTACGCTTTATACTTCATTTTCAAATCTCTCATAGACAAAGTATTACCTGAATCCGTTCCGGTATTAGAAGGTCTTTGTTGAGATAAAGGGCTATTGGCATGTTTCATCTGTGAGGTGGAGTCGTTTGCCTTGATAGAGTCTGACCTAACTTAGACCGATGTTTAGCTAAGTCATATAGGACGTCATGGGAATTATCCACATATTCGGCTAGAAGCTGAACGACATTCGGATAGTATCTCATGTCGACATTGTTTGTGACGGCCTCAAAATCCTCATACTTATCTTTCCCAGGGGCAATCTTTTCTTTGTAACTGTTAACAATGCGCTGCGCTATATCGGCATCCGCTTTCTCTTGGGCTTCACGAGTCCATTGATCGCGTTGACGAGTTAGTTCTTCGCTGGTTAACCGCTTAACATCATCTTCCGACAATGATTTAGCGCTTTGAACCTGATTTGACTGCGGTGTTTGCTGAGCATATTGACTTTGTTGTTGCCTTTTAAAGCTTTCAACCGCATCATGCTTTGCTCGTCCTACAATCTCATTAAGTTCCGATTGCTTAAAAAGACGCTCTTGAGCTTGTTGAGCTGTCTCTTGTCCCTGAGCCTGATTAGTATCAGACGCGTTATCCATAACGCTTTGTTCCATAACATTCCCTTCCAGCTATTTCCCCGCCACGGTAATACCCTGAACTTACGATTGCAGGTCTTCGGATTATTACGCCATCACGCTAAAAACATTCCCCGCATAACGCGCGGGTCTCGTGTGAAAGTTGCAGTCCATTGCACCATTTGCGAATTTCACAAGTCGACTTTAGCCGCTTAAAGGTTATTGAACAACATGTTATCTCCCTATCGGTGAATGAATCTTAGCTTGTAGTACATATAGGTAATTAAGTAACTGGAATAGATAAAAGGAATGAAATATTATGAATGAGCTATTTATGATAATTAAGGATAATTATGCTTATAGTTGATGGCGTGAAATATATAACCGAAAAAGAAATAGCGTCTCGCTATGGATTATCTGTCTCATGGTTTAGAAAAGCGCGATATGCTAAAAAATGTCCCAGCCATTGTACGCTTAATGGCAAGGTGTTTTACGATCCTGAGTTGGTACAAATATGGTTTAAAGATAATCTAAAGATAATTAAATGAAATTCTGGGCTTATTAAAAAGGAAGAAAAATAAAGCCCAGAAAGTTTGTAACACTTATAAAACTGAATAACCAATTAATAATGTGCCGTTAAGGGCTGTAGCTGCGGTATTGTTATAAATGGTTAATGTAGCAGAGCCAGCACCAACAACGCATTTAAAAGTGATGTTATTGGTAGCGTTATTTGTTCCACCCTGGATTGTTAAGCCTATTACGGAGCTCGCTGTAATTTTGGTGTTTGTCCAGGTAATGACATAAGTAGCTCCTCCTGCTGTTGTCAACGAGGATGTCGTAATAACACCCGCATTGCCGCTGGCTGTGACTGCATTTGCTGATTCAAGGCCATTAGCTTTAGCTAATATAATCTGTCCTGCGCCTGAGAAGGTGTTTACAGCAGTCAGGCTAGCAAAAGAGCCTGGTGCAGCACCAGAGTCTATGAATAATCCAGCCGTTCCAGACGCTATGGGGAAGTTACCAGAAACGAATGGTGTTGCTGTAGCGCCTACCATGAACTGCCCCAGCGCATTGGCGGGATCTGGGATGCTCACAACCGATGCTTGTCCCATTGCCGCATTACTTATCGTAGTATTTGTATTACCAGTATTAGCAACACCCGCTACAATTAAAGAACCTTTTGATGCTGTTGCAGGAAATGAAACCAAAGTACCTGCGGTTCCGCTTAAACCGGCTTGAAGGTTGCCAGCAGTAATGGCTGTGGCAGGGTCTTCACTTAAAGTTCCTGAGGTGTTGGTGTAAGTAGCAATGTGGTTGGCTATTGTAGGCAGCACAATTCCACTGGTTCCCGTAAATTCAACCAATGTAATAACACCATTATTACTTATCGTTACAGTGAATATGCCATACGTTCCCGTTTTTGTAACATTGTTGTAATTATACAGAACCTGCAAGATATCTGTTGCTGCTACAGGATTACTTTCAAGACTGACAGCATTTAAATATCCCGCTGTTGTAATGGTTGCCAGATTGTCTCCAAAAACAGCAAATTTTTGATTTGGAAATAC